TGGCCGATCTCGAAGCCGCCTACGTGGCGGCGGTCCGCGAATCCGCGGCCGTCTCCCGCACGCTCTCCGTCGCCTTCTACCGGCTGGTGCGGGCGCTGGAGACCGGCCGGGTGATCGGCGGTCCCGGCTACCGGCCGGCCTCCTCGCTCGGCTCCCTGTGGGTCGACTTCAACCGTGCCACGGGCAAGCGGACCGGCTCCGGACCGTCAACGCCTCTGCCCGTCGACACCCGCGACCCCTTCCCCGCCGCCGACCTGGCGCGCGAGGCCCGCAGGGCTGAAGAAACGTTCCGCCACCAGGTCGCCGACCGCGTCGAGCGCCACGAGCGCGAGCGCCCCGCCCGCCAGGGCTCGGCCGCGCTGGACGACCCGGCCCTGCTCGCCTGGGAGCGCGAGTTCGCCGAGTCGCTGAAGACCGGCAGCAGCGGGGCGGGCGGGATGCTCGTCCAGGACGGCGGCCGGGACGCGATCCACGCCGCCCTCCAGGACGACCCTGGGGCGCTCGGCTACTACCGCAAGACCGACGCGAGCCCCTGCTACTTCTGCGCGCTCATGGCCTCCCGGGGCGCGGTCTACAAGTCGAAGCGCACGGCCGCGTTCGGCGCGCACCCGCACTGCCACTGCCAGCCGGTCCCGATCTTCTCCCGCCGCTACCAACTCCCCTCCGAGAACACGAAGTTCTCGCGGATGTGGCGAGACTTCGGAGGCGGGTCGCTGGCGGACTGGCGCACCTACTACAGCAAGACCACGAAGACTTAAGGAGAGACGTGCCCGAGACCCCGACGCCCGAGACCCCGACCCCGGCCGAGGCAATCCCCGGCGGCGTGGTGAACCCGGCCACCCCGCCGGCCGCAGCCGAGCCCGAGACCCCGGCCCCGGCCCCGCAGGGCAGCGAGGAGAGCACCGCCCCGAAGCCGGTGGAGCCGGACTACCGTGCGCTCTACGAGAAGATGCAGGCCGACCTGGACGCCACCCGCGAGCGCTCCACCGAGGCCGGGGTCGAGGCGGACGAGCTGCGCGCCCAGGTCGCCCAGCTCCAGGAGCAGGCCCTTCGGGACCGGATCGCCGCCGAGTACGCGCTGCCGCCGGTCCTCGCCGCCCTGGTCCAGGGCGGTGACGAGGCCGAGGTGCGCAAGCACGCCGAGGCCCTGGCCGCCGTCGCCGCGCCCCGCCCGCTGCTGGGCGCGGGCGGGCTGACCCCGCACTCCGAGCCCGACCCGTACAAGGGCCTGGCCGAGAAGCTGCGCCAGCGCCGCTACGGCATCTGACCCGCCCCTTCCCCGCCCGCACCGCATGAGGCCGCCCCGCCCCGGGGCGGCCTTCCGTCACCCCGAGGAACAGCGCCATCTCTGTAAACACGAACCGCGCCAACGCTTTCCAGAATCCGGACAAGCTCGTCGCTCAGGCCATCGCCAACCTGAAGGACAGCGTCGTCCTGGCGAACATGTTCGACGGCCGCCCGGCCGAGCAGTTCGTCAACGCGACCGGTCAGGTCATCTCGATCCGCCGCCCCGGCCGCCTGAAGGGTGCCGAGGAGGCGATCGACACCAAGCGCGCCTTCAACGACACCGCTACCTGGATCAAGTCGGAGACCCTGAACGAGGGCCTTCTCGAAGTCCGCATGGACACCCACGCCTACTCCGCGGTGGACCTCTCCGACGCCGAGCTGTCGCTCGACCTCCTGAGCTTCGGTGAGCAGGTGATGGTGCCGCAGGTCGACACCATCACCGAGCGCCTGGAGCGCAAGGTCGCCACCGCGATGAACCAGTTCCCGGACGTCGCCACCTCCGCGAAGATCCCGGTCGACCTCACCAAGGCCACCAGCGACGAGGCGGCCGGCCAGATGATCCGCAAGGCGCTCGCCCGCCTGCGCGTCCAGCTCAACCGGGAGAACGTCCCCGCCGAGGGCCGCGTCGCGGTGCTGGGCTCCGAGGCCGCGTTCTACCTGCTGAACTCCTCCTCCATCCTCAACGCCGCTGAGCACGCCGACGGCGGCGCGGCCCTGAAGGAGAGCACCCTCGGTCGGGTCCACGGCTTCCGCCTGGTGGAGTCCACCAGCGACACCCTGAGCCCGCTGGGCGTCTACGCCTTCCACCGCAGCGCGATCCAGCTCGTCTCCGGCGCACCGTCCGTCCCGGAGTCCGCGAAGGGCGGTCGGAGCAACGCCGACGGCTTCTCCCTGCGCTGGATCAAGGACTACAACTCCGGCGCGGCGATGGAGCGTTCGTTCCTCTCCTCGTACTGGGGCGCCACCCTGGTCACCGACCTGAAGAAGGGCGAGAACAACTGGCAGGACCCGAAGAACATCGTCAAGGTGCGCGGCATCCGGGTCACCTTCACCGGCGAGCCGAAGCTTGCCCTGGCCGCGTGACGGCAGCCGGGCTGACGGTCGACGCGCTGTTCGCCCGGCTCGGACGCCCCGCCCCCGTGCCGGACACCCCGGACTGGGCGCGGGCGTCCGCCGCGATCGAGGACGCGTTCTGGGTGATCCGCGCACAGGGCCACCCGGCGTGGTCGCCCGAGCGGCACCCGCCCGTGATCCGCACCCTGGCCCTGGCCGTCGCCGACCGCCGCTTCCGCAACCCGGAGGGGTACGTGCAGGAGCAGGCCGGAGAGGTGTCCTACCGGATGTCGGACGGCTCCCCGATGGGCCTGACCCTGACCCGGGGCGAGGTTGCCCTGATCGAGCGGGTGGCAGGCCGCGGTGGTCTGCGCTCCGTCCAGGCCCGCCGCGAGGTCGCCTCGCGCGGCCTTCGCACCGGCTACCCGTTCCCGGACCCCGAAGACGCCTGGGGTGCCGCGTGAGCCTGCTGGAGCGGGGCCGCACCCGCGTGAGCGTCCACACCGTCGTCATGGTCGATGACGGCTACGGCGACCGTCGGCCGGCACCCGGACCGTCCGCCACCTACTCGGCCTGGGTCGCCCCCGTCGGCGACGCCGCAGGCTGGCGCGCCCCGGTCGGCGCACAGGTCGGCTGGTCGCCCCCGGTCCGCCGCAAGATCGTGTTCGGCCCGGACGTCGTGATCGACAAGTGGTCCGCCGTGGAGTTCGCCGACGAAGGCGACCCTGGCACCCGCTGGGCCGTGGTCGACGCCCCCCGCGCCCACCACGGCGCTTCCGACCGCATGAAGTTCGTGACCGTGGTCGTGGAGGGGGGTGGCCAGAGTGGCGGAGATCCGTCCTGACCTGGATTCCGTGATCGCCGGGCTCCCCGGCGTGATGGGCGCCCTCAAGCTCGAAGCCGAGGAGCGCGCCGCCCGGGTCGTGGCCAAGGCCAGCCTGCACATCGACACCGGAGAGTTCATCGCCGGAATCAAGGTGCGCCGCCACGCCAAGGGCTACGCGATCGTGAACCTGGACCCGCTGGCCGCCCACAAGAACTGGGGCGGCTGGAACGAACGGGCCGGGCGGCCGGTGGACGGCATCCACGCGATGGAGGCCGCCCTGTGGTGACCCGCGAGCCGTACCTGATGCCCGACTCCGAGCGCATCGTCCTGGAGGCCCTGCGCACCGTGCTCCCGGAGCACCGCTGCGCGGTCTACCTGCCCACCGAGTGGCAGCTCTCGCTGCGCAAGACCGGCGGCCTGATGATCGCCCGCCGCGTCGGCGGCGTGATGAAGGACAAGCGCTACGTGGACGAGGGCATGTTCACCGTCCAGACCTACGCCACCACCCGCGCGGACGCCTCCCTGCTCGCCCGCCGGGCCCGCGCCGGCCTTGTCCGCCTGACCTTCGAGCAGTTCGGCAACGCGGACGGCTACCTCAGCAGGTTCCGCGAGGCCACGGGGCCGTTCATGACGACCGACCCCATGACCGAGGCCCAGACGGACTTCTTCCGCTTCTCGGCCAACTACATGATCACTACGAGGCCCCGTTGAGGGCCGGAACGGACTCAGCTTGGCTGACGACCCCTCGGTCCTGGTACCGGGCACCGGATACATCTACGTCGCCCCGCCGGGCACTGCGCTGCCGGACCTGAGCAAGCCGGGCTTCGACCCGAAGGACTCGACCAAGTGGGGCCCGGAGGGGCTGACCTGGAAGTCCATCGGGAACACCTCGCTGGACAACGGGCTTGAAATGTCGGTCGACGGCGACGAGCCGGAGGTGTTGGGCAGCTGGCAAAACAAGTCGCTGAAGACGACCGACCCCGGCAAGACCTACGCCGTCACCATCAATCTCAGTGACTTCACCGCCGAGTCCTACAAGCTGTACTACGGCACCGACAAGGGGCTCGACTCGAAGGGGATGTTCTCCATCCCGACCAGCCCCGCCGCGCAGAACCGCGCGCTGATGGTCGCGGCCGTGGACGGCACGAAGGCCGTCGTGTGGCACTACCCGAAGACCTCCATCATCGGCGCGGACAGCGTGACCATGGACCCCGCCGCGCTCGGCGAGATGCCGGTGAAGGCGACCGTCGTGGCCCTCAACCAGTCGACGCCGCTCGGCTCGGTCACCCCCGTGTTCGACCTGGCCGCCGGCCTGCACCCCGCAGCCTGACCCACCCCGCACCCCGCTAGGAGAGATCCACCCTGAGCACCACCCTGGACTTCGCCGACCTCGCCGCCGAGGCCGAGCGCAAGCACACCGGCAAGGGCCTGAAGTTCATCGCCAAGGACGGCAAGAAGGTCCGGCTGCGCCGGATCGAGGCCCTGCCCGGCGGCGACCTGAAGACCGCGCTGTCCCTGCTGGACCTGGTGCAGTCGAAGAAGGTCAGCAACGAACGCCGCATCGAGGCGATGACGGGCCTGCTGGTCGCGGTCGCCTCCGACAAGAAGGCCATGCGCCAGTCCGTGGACGCGCTGCCGCTGGAGCAGACCATGACCGTGGTCGAGGCGTGGATGGAGCAGGCCGCGCCGGGGGAAGCGTCGGCCTGATCAGGCTGCTGGACAAGCACGGCGCGGAGATCACCGCCGACCTGCGCCGCTACTGCGGCGTGGACGTCCTGGACTGGGTCCGGGGCCGCCACTCCGCCCGTCTCGTCCTCGCCCTGATCGGGACGCTCCCCGACGACTCGGCGACGCTGGCCGCACTCCGCGGTGGCCGTGAGGCCCTGGGCTGGGACGCACGGACTTACGTCCTGGCGGACCTGGTGGACGCCGTCCAAGCGCTCACCCACGTCCAGGTCACCAAGGGCGCCAAGAACCCGCGCTCGGTCGAGCGGCCGAAGCCCTACCCGCGCCCGTACGCGCGCAAGGCCCGTCGGCAGGCCGCCACCAACCCCTTCGCCCAGGCCCTCCAGCGCGAGGTCGGCGAGGGTGGGGGCCCGGCCGTCGCCGAGCCTTCTTCCCCCCTTGCAGAAACGTTCCGCCTACCGGCGGCCGTGCTCGCGCGCTCCGCCGCGCCTGAGCGGTCGGCACCGGTCCGACTCACGTAGAGAGCACGGCTTTACTACTGGCGTTCTGTAAATTCGGGCCTATCCAAAGTGCCCGGCGGCCCGAATTTACAGATGGCATTTCTCGGCCCATGTCAAGGCAGGGGAATTGGAAATGCCATCGGGCTTCCTTGTTACCTCACTCGCGCGTACCGATATCCGGCACGCTTAACAAACTGATCAAGATATGCACCCTTGCTCGGAGCGGCCATGAGGCCCTGATGCACGTTCGCCGGAACGGCATAGTACTGATAGGCAGTGCCGTTCGTGAAGGCGACTTCAAGTGTGAGGCTGGACGCCTCGTAGCCCACGGCGGCCAGGTTTGTTGACTGAACACGTACGAGCTGCATTGGGAGCCCCTAATCTCGACCGGAAGAATCCGGATCTGATTGTCCCTCAGAGCGTAGCACTCGCAAAGAAGATCAATATCCATCGCGCTCGGTAGTCAAATACCTTCTGGGTGTAGCGAATCCGGCTAGATCGGATTCGCCAGTGAATACATTTTTGCTGGTAGTCCAGCTTCTTATCGCTTGCAGGGAGGTGAGCCGATGGCCGGTCCCGGCGGCAAAGAGGCCGGGCGCGTGCACGTCCGCGTCCTGCCCGACACCGACGGCTTCCGCCAGCGCCTGAAGCAGTACCTGGAGATGCTGGAGAAGTACACCAAGCTCAAGGTCAAACTCGATCTTGACACCACCGGGGTCTCCGCCCGGCTGCGGGAGCTGACCCAGGACCGCACCACGCGGGTCAACGTCGTCGCCGACACGGGCGAGGCCGCAGCCCGGATCGCCGCGCTCACCCGCGAGCGAACGGTCCGCATCCGGGCCGAGGTCGACGCCGACACCGGCCCGGCCGATGCCCAGATCCGCCGGTTCACCGGCCGCCGCTGGCAGCTGGGGATCAACGTCCACCTCGCCAGGGGCGGCTTCGAGCGGGTCAAGTCGGGCCTGGCCACCCTGGGGTCGGGGGTCGCGGACATCGGCCGCAACTTCGGCCGGCTCTTCACCCTCTCGATCGAGCAGACGGCCTCCGCCCTCCAGGGCATCGGGTCGGGCATCAGCTCGGCAGCACAGGGCGCGCTCGGGATGGCGGCAGGGTTCGCCCAGTCCGCCGCCGCCGCGCTGCCCCTGCTGGTGGCGGTCACCGCCATCGCCTCCTGGGTGACGGTGGTGGCCTCCGGGCTGGTCGCCGTCATCGCGCTGGCGGCGCTGCCGGTGCTGCCGATCGGCC